ATCACAGTTCATTCCAGAACTTGACAGCTTCATCATCCATACAGCACAACAACCTCGGCATGTTGTAGTTTCTTATTGATTTCAAAAGAGGTAGGAGTTCTCTTAGAGTTAATTTATGTTTGATATCATCTTTGTACCTTTCCTTGTACAATTTCTTGAAATTATCAACACCACCCGAACAAGCACCAGTGTAACTTATATACATTTGCTCTGTTATGATTGTATCTAATGTTAATACTTCAAGATCAGATACTTTTTGTTTCAACGTGTCGTATTTCCTTATCAAATCTTCTATCGCTTGTTCAAGTGTATCAGCATGTGCATATAGCGATCGCGATTCATCACATACCATTACAAGTTCATCGGATAGCTTTATTTTACCATCTTCAACACCATAAAACCACCTTACACCAGTATATACTTTTACTTTAGACAACACTTCGTGGTCAACAGCATGTTTGTATGACTTGTCATAAACGCATAAACCACCGTCATCACCCATAACAGTTTTGTACTTGATACCACGTATAGTGATTGATGTTAAACCAGCACAACCATGAAAAACACCATCACCTATATTAGTTACAGAATCTGGAATGATTATTGATGTTATTTTTTTACAACCATGAAAAGCATAATCACCTATACTCTTTACCGAATCAGGAATAACAATAGATGTTAAACTATAACAATTATAAAAAGCATTTTTACCTATACTCTTTACCGAATCAGGAATAATAATAGATGTTAAACCATCACAACCATAAAAACCACCATCACCTATATTAGTTACAGAATCTGGAATTGTTATAGATGTTATTTTTTTACAACCATGAAAAGCAAAATCACCTATACTCTTTACCGAATCAGGAATAACAATAGATGTTAAACTATAACAACCATAAAAACCACTATCACCTATACTCTTTACCGAATCAGGAATAATAATAGATGTTAAACCTTCACAACCATAAAAACCACCATCACCTATATTAGTTACAGAACCTGGAATTGTTATAGATGTTATTTTTTTACAACCATGAAAAGCATAATCACCTATACTCTTTACCGAATCAGGAATAACAATAGATGTTAAACCAACACAACCATAAAAACCACCATCACCTATATTAGTTACAGAATCTGGAATTGTTATAGATGTTAAACCAACACAACAATAAAAAGCACAATCACCTATACTCTTTACCGAATCAGGAATAACAATAGATGTTAAACTATAACAATTATAGAAACCTATACTGGTAACAGAATCTGGAATTGTTATAGATGTTAAACCTTTACAACCACGAAAAGCACCATCACCTATACTCTTTACCGAATCAGGAATAACAATAGATGTTAAACTATAACAATTATAGAAAGCATATTTACCTATACTGGTAACAGAATACGGTATAGTTATTGATTTTAAACAAACACAATTATAGAAAATAAAGTCGTCTATCCTAGTTACATAACTAGGGATGGTAACTGTTTCTATATTTTTATTGTTTACACCAATAAGAGTCTTTTTATCCCAGCTCAATACGAGATCACCAACTTTGACAGTTTTAGATTTAAAATGTGATTTAAATACATTGCTAACAACTCTACGTGCAGCTATTACGATTACTTCACTACAATCACCAAACACGCCCATAATTTTAAATTTTTTTAACTGTTATTTTACAATTATACTTTCAACAACACCGCAAATATATAACCTTTTTTTTGAAATGCAATACAACGATGCTGGTATTTTTTAATATACAATAGAACGAGTTCACACTCCGATAAATAACATAAACACCAGCACACCGTGCCGCAGACAGATAACACAGGTACCACGATGTTACCTCTAGGGAATTCATTCTACAAGAAATCGCTCGACACCGGTGATATGCCGGGCATGGTACCAGGTACCGAGTCGATGATGAGCAAGTACTCGGTGTTCAGCCTTGCGAGGGTGAACGCGGCTGCGAGCGGGGATAACAAGTACAACACCGACTTGCACTACGACGTTAAGTCGATACAGCAACCATCCAAAAAATTGGAGCCGCTGAAGCTATCGGACAACACGTTCGACGCTGACAAGATAAAGAAGAAGGCAAGCCACAAGCCAACCATATCGGAGATAATAAACAACTCCAAGTACAGCGTCGACTCGCTGACACAACACATGCCGTACTCCATACAGGACTTCTACTACTGCACGCATTACGGCAAAGTCCCCAACAACATGATGGTGACTCTCAGGAGGTACCCCGTGCCGGTATACGACAGCGCGAGGAGCCACGACGGTGATAACCTCGTGCCCGTAGCACAGGCGGTAACGTACTTCGGCGAAAAAACAGGGAACAAGGTAACAGACCTCATGAAGTTCTCTTACGGGCTAGTATGGGAGGAGATAGAAGCAGAGGTGCAATCTGTAGACGGTAACGAGCAAGGTCTAGGCACGGGTATAGAAACTTTACTAGGGAAGAAAAACGTGTCAAGGGGTGGAACAGCCATGACCATAATTGGAGCCAACCCGATGAGCAGGTGGGATGGTTCAGCGAAGGTCGAACAGGAGTGGTTGAAGGAAGCGTGGGGCGATAAAGGGTCGTACTGGAACCAAGTGTACGGTCCGGTTAACGTAGTACATAAAACATACATGCGTAAACGCGGCATGAAGTTCGACCAGACGTTGAAGATACGGTTCTCGTATTCACTGCGCTCGTGGAACGGTATAAACCCCAAGGTCGCGATGCTTGATATAATATCTAACTTCCTACTTTTGACTTACAACAATGCCAAGTTCTTCGGTGGTGCCACTAGGTACTTCCCCAACATGCAGGATCAAGTGCAATTTCTAGGCAGCCAGAAAGCGTTCTACGAGGGCCAGTGGGGTAATTACTTCTCGTCTGTCAAGGATGATTTCAAAACCATGGGCAAGGATATATTCTCGTCGCTGGGTAAATTGCTCGGGGGTGATTTCGGGGAGTTGAAGAAACTGGCGGGTAGCGGTATAGATACCGGGATGGGTAAACTAGCCGGGCAATCGAGACCGAAGATGCTGTCTATACGCAGCATGTTGTCAGGTGCGCCGATGGGGGAATGGCACGTCACCATAGGGAACCCGCTTGACCCGATGATGGTAATGGGCAACATGATAGTCGACGGTGTTGAGTTCAGCGTGAGCGACACGTTGGGTGCAGATGATTTCCCGACGGAGATATACTTCGACGTTACGCTCAAGCACGGTAAACCAAGGGATCTTGGTGATATAGAATCAATGTTCAACATGGGTATGGGTAAAATGTCGTACACCCCACTGATGAAACTACCGTCCGAGCAAAACACGAACGGCGACGCTTCCAACAAGCAGAGGGGTAAGGATTACGAGAAACGAAACGATTTCGCAAGGGATACGAAGACGTACTCGGTAGACCAGCTGATGCAGAAATACCTGACGACAACGGAATCGAAAAACGCTTACGATAGGGCGAAGGGTAGGATAAGCGAGGAGTGGGGTAACAAGTTTGGAAACAGCAAGCACCTCGTGTACTTGATGAGCAAGACTGGATGTAAATTCTAAGGAATATATTCGATTAAATCAAATATATCACACATAATCACAGATATATGGTACGACGATATTGATAACACGATTAAAATAAAGATAAAAATACTCGATACACCAAAAGGTAACGAAGTTAAGGCAATTATAGATTCCAACATACAGTTATACATATCACAAAGTGCTACTGGTGTAGTTGACGACCAAGGATATGTAACACTATCAAAAATACACACGTTCAATATAAGTATAAATCCAGTAATATTTACCAGAATCAACACCAACACGATATAATTATATTCAATTAAACCAAATAATGAACGACCCAACCATGCACTTATGTATTGTTGGGTCGTTCATTATTTGGTTACACCAATGAAATTAATTATACCAATTCATTCCAGAACTTGACAGCTTCATCATCCATGCAGCACAACAACCTCGGCATGTTGTAGTTTCTTATTGATTTCAAAAGAGGTAGGAGTTCTCTTAGAGTTAATTTATGTTTGATATCCTCTTTGTACCTTTCCTTGTACAATTTCTTGAAATTATCAACACCACCCGAACAAGCACCCGTATAATCCATATACTTCTTTTCCGTGATGATTGTATCTAATGTTAATACTTCAAGATCAGATACTTTTTGTTTCAACGTGTCGTATTTCCTTATCAAATCTTCTATCGCTTGTTCAAGCGTATCAGCATGTGCGTGCAACGATCTAAATTCATCACATACCATTACAAGTTCATCGGATAGCTTTATTTTACCATCTACAACACCATAAAACCACCTTACACCAGTATATACTTTTACTTTAGAAAATACTTCGTGGTCAACCGCATGTTTGTATGACTTGTTATAAACGCATAAACCACCGTCATCACCCATAACAGTTTTGTACTTGATACCACGTATAGTGATTGATGTTAAACCTTTACATCCATGAAAAACTTTATCACAAACAAAAGAACAACCGCCTATATTAGTTACAGAATCTGGAATAGTTATAGATGTTAAACCAACACAACCATAAAAAGCAAAATCACCTATATTAGTTACAGAATCAGGAATTGTTATAGATGTTAAACCATCACAATCATAAAAAACACCATCACCTATACTCTTTACCGAATCTGGAATTGTTATAGATGTTATTTTTTTACAACCATTAAAAGCAAAATCACCTATAATCTTTACCGAATCAGGAATAACAATAGATGTTAAACTAAAACAATTATAAAAAGCATTTTTACCTATACTGGTAACAGAATACGGTATAGTTATTGATTTTAAACAAACACAATAATTGAAAACCAAGTCGTCTATCCTAGTTACATAACTAGGGATGGTAACTGTTTCTATATTTTCATTGGTTACACCAATAAGAGACGTTTTATCCAAGCTCAACACGAGATCACCAACTTTGACAGTTTTAGATTTAAAATGTGGTTTAAATACATTACTAACAACTCTACGTGCAGCCATTACGATTACTTCACTACAATAACCAAGCACACCCATAATTTTAATTTTTTTTAACGGTTAATTTACAATTATACTTTCAACAACACCGCAAATATATAACCTTTTTTTTTGAAATGCAATACAACGACCAAGGATATGTAACACTATCAGAAATACACACGTTCAATATAAGTATAAATCCAGTAATATTTACCAGAATCAACACCAACACGATATAATTATATTCAATTAAACCAAATAATGAACGACCCAACCATGTACTTATGTATTGTTGGCTCGTTCATTATTTTGTTACACCAATGAAATTAATTATGCCAATTCATTCCAGAATTTCACGGCTTCATCATCCATACAACACAACAACCTCGGCATGTTGTAGTTTCTTATTGATTTCAAAAGAGGTAGGAGTTCTCTTAGAGTTAATTCGCTTTTTATATCCTCTTTATATTTCTCCTTGTATAACATCTTGAAATTATCAACACCACCCGAACAAGCACCCGTATAATCCATATACATTTGCTCTGTTATGATTGTATCTAATGTTAATACTTCAAGATTTGATACATCTTGTTTAAGCGTGTCGTATTTCCTTATCAAATCTTCTATCGCTTGTTCAAGCGTATCAGCATGTGCGTACAACGACCTAAATTCATCACATACCATTACAAGTTCATCGGATAGCTTTATTTTACCATCTTCAACACCATAAAACCACCTTACACCAGTATATACTTTTACTTTAGAAAATACTTCGTGGTCAACAGCATGTTTGTATGACTTGTCATAAACGCATAAACCACCGTCATCACCCATAACAGTTTTGTACTTGATACCACGTATAATAATTGATGTTAAACCAACACAACCATGAAAAACACCATCACCTATATTAGTTACAGAATCTGGAATGATTATTGATGTTAAACCAACACAATCATAAAAACCACCATCATCTATATTAGTTACAGAATCTGGAATTGTTATAGATGTTAAACCAACACAATTATAGAAAGCAAAACCACCTATACTCTTTACCGAATCAGGAATAACAATAGATGTTAAACCAACACAATCATAAAAACCACCATCACCTATATTAGTTACAGAATCAGGAATAACAATAGATGTTAAACCTTTACATCCACGAAAAGCATAATCACCTATACTCTTTACCGAATCTGGAATTGTTATAGATGTTAAACCAACACAACCACGAAAACCACCAGCACCTATACTCTTTACCGAATCTGGAATTGTTATAGATGTTATTTTTTTACAACAATAAAAAACACAATCACCTATACTCTTTACCGAATCAGGAATAACAATAGATGTTAAACTATAACAATTATAGAAAGCATAACCACCTATACTCTTTACCGAATCAGGAATAACAATAGATGTTAAACTATAACAATTATAGAAAGCATATTTACCTATACTGGTAACAGAATACGGTATAGTTATTGATTTTAAACAAACACAATACTCGAAAACACCATCACCTATATTAGTTACATATCTAGGGATGGTAACTGTTTCTATATTTTTATTGTTTACACCAATAAGAGTCTTTTTATCCCAGCTCAACACGAGATCACCAACTTTGACAGTTTTAGATTTAAAATGTGATTTAAATACATTACTAACAACTCTACGTGCAGCCATTACGATTACTTCACTACAATAACCAAACACACCCATAATTTTAATTTTTTCTAACGGTTAATTTACAACTATACTTTCAACAACACCGCAAATATATAACCTTTTTTTTGAAATGCAATACAGCGACGTTAATATTTCTCTTAAAATAATACGGGGATAACATCGTAAAGCGTTACATACGAACGGATAAATAACCATATAAATAACACTTATGAGCGGGATAAAGAGTTTACACGATTTATACAAGTCGAAGAGCAGCGGCTTCATAGAGAAGTTGCTTTGCTCCGATATAACCATAGACGACGACATCCACGGGTCATACTTCTCGGCGAAGATGAGACCTGATTTCACGTGGGCTTATTTCAAGAAGAACGAGGATATAACGCATATAGACAGGACGGTATCGAAGTTCTACGAGCAAGCCATAACGCACATGGACAGCCTGCCGATGGAAAAGAAGGTCAACACGCCGCAGAACCTGCTGTTCGTGATGAAGTATACCACGTCGGCACAAGACCCCGATTCTATAATATCCAAGCAGATACTGAGGCTGACACACGTCATAGACACCAACACGAACACGATCATAAACGACACGCGGACACTCAACACGTGGGCTGAACACCTCGTCGTCGGCGAACCACCAGTGATATTCTCGGGCAAGCTATCCGACGAGCAGAAATCCGGCGTGCTGTCGTTCGTGTACACCAACCAGGACGAGCTATCAAAGAAATTCAAGTCGGAGTCGTTCACCGAGTACATAGTGAACCTCCTGAACCCGTCGTACAAGACGAACGGCATAGACAGCATCGTGTTCAGGTTCACCGATGCCGACAGCGAGAACCGCGTCCTTGCCAAGTTCATGGACCCGCTGTTCTACGACGCGTCCGTGGCAAACGCCCCCGACACGGACAAGACGAACGACATGGTGTACATAATAGTCACCCAGCTGATAAACTTCATCGAGAGCTACCCGGTAAAGGAACTATCCAGCATATCAGACCCAAACCTGTCGTTCGAGAAGAACTACATCCGCGTCATGAACAAGGTGTTCGTCGATTACATAAACCTCAACCACCACGATGTGTCAGACCTCGGCATACTGGCACCAGAACACGTCATGAGCAAGGAGTTCGACCTCAACATGGCGATGATAGACGACAAGGACGTTCTATCGCTCGTGCAGATGAACGACAACTTCAAGGAGGTGTACAAGATACTCCTCAACTTCTTCCGCAAGAAGCGCAGGAAGACCGTCGGGATGTTCTCAGAAACGATGCTCAAGCTGTTCAACGGGCTGGTCGACAAGTTGCAGAACATAATAATCGGCAAGAACATATTCGAGAAGTACACACCGTCGTTCATGGAGTACAACGGCATGTTATCGGAGGACTTCAACATAAATTTCATGCGCGAAACACCAATGGGTATCAAGTACGGCATGCACTCGAAACGCGTACCCGTCAACATAATAGTGGATTACTTCCAGCCGATAAACAACACGCACATCTCGACATCCGAAACGCTGCTGAACAAGAACAAGCTGAAGACACTTCTCGTGCTCATAGACAACCAGCACGCCTCAGAACACAGGCCGTTCCCAACACAAGTCGCCGAGGAACTTATAAAGAAGCACATGTCAAAGGGCAACAGCACAATAATAGGCTACCGCACGGTGAAGAAGAACAACATAGACTCCATACTCAAGGAGATATGCACCGATTACATACCCGTGCTGTGGGCTTCGAGCAAATCGCGCATAAACGAGCACAACTTGCAGATAGAGTACGCTAGGAAGCGAAACACGAAGTACAACGTGAGCAAGAGATTCAAGCTTATAGCGCAGCCAGAGATGGATAGCAACAGGGCAATAGACTACATACTATCAGGCAACTACCATGAGTTCTGCAATTCAGTACCGAAAACTATACATTCGGAATTCTACGAGTTGAAGAAACTATGCACATCGAATAAATAAACAAAAAAGATGACGATGTTAAACACGTTCGACAAGAAGATACCATTCTACGGTGATGACGACAACGAGCGTGTTGCCATCACAGACGGCAGCATAGATATACAAGATTCCACCATACTTGGCGAGAAATCAACAACTGGTGGTAAATCAGACTCTATGCGCAATTATGAGAGATACCTCGACGGTAAAGAACCTCTCGAGAACGCTTTCGTCACACATAAAGAAGGTGATGACATGTTCGATCTAGTCAAGAACTCGAACGTGACAACCAAGACTTTCAACAAGAAAGTACCGCGGTACAGCGACGAGGTGGTAATCAAGAATAAAAAACGCCCGGTTGGATACCCTATACCAAGCGAGGATACCGATAAGGATAAACCAGACACCAAGGCAGAGGTTCAAAAACAAACTGTAAACGAGAAATTCAACGTCTATGCCATTATAAACAACATATTAGAGAATGACAACTCGTCGTTTAACGAACTCACCGATGCCATACTCGAAAGCAAATCCAAAAAGCATAAACAAAAATTGGATGTAAAAGAAAACCCAACCAGCGAACACACTGACGTAGAAGATATACACAAACGCTCGTCACTTTGGAATTTATTACCTTCGGGCTTCGATTATCTTTATGATATTATAAACAATAAGGACGAAAAACATAACATAGAGACAAGTACACCCGTGCATGTACCACCGCAACCAGTTAACGAACGAATAAACACGACCAACATATTAGACACGAAGATACCGTTCTTTAATGGACATAGCAGCACACCATCCATAGCAATGTCAGAAGATTCCACCGACAAGTGGATACAAGGTGGCAAGAAACCCGAAGTAAGTGGATTCGTCGCACTCATGGATGATAGCACACGAGAAACCAAGGAGCAAGATATAAACGTACAGAACGTCGATATACAGTCGCGGTCGCAAGAACAAGAGGTGAACGAGGAATCAACCGAACCAACCGCTTCAAATATAATATGCGGTATGTTCGTCAAGCTCATACCATTCTTCGACGACACGTATGCGATATGCGAGGATTCACATGGTAAACAAACCACGAGGGGCAAATCACCAGCCATAGCCACGCCGGAGGATTCCAAGGACAAGTGGGTACAAGGTGATACAAAGCCACGCGATAAGGGTTTCGTCGCGCTCATGGACGATAACGGGGCTTATAACAAGACACCGTCCATGAAGAATTACGAGAATTACGTGAACGGCAAGGAACCACTAGCCAACGCGTTCGTGATGCACAAGGAAGGCGACGACGTGTTCGACTTCATAAAGAAGAAAGCGAAGCGCAGGTTGTGGCAGATAAAACCGAACGAGTGGGACGAACTACAAAAAGAGAACATGCGAGGTGAATAAACAACAGGGATATATGTACGAGATATACGGGCTTAACGAGGCACAGACGGTTATAGCCAAGGACACGGGGACAGCCACCGACGGCAGCATCATGGGCAACACCGCCGATTTGCTTTCATTTATAGAAGCGAACGAAAAACTGGTGTCTTACCTCATAACAGGTGATAAAACGATCATCAACCCGACGGCAGATAAGGATGTCGTCAAGGATAAGCTAAGTAGCGGCGGGTTCAAGTACAAGCACATCAGCCCGGAGGACAAGCAGAAGATAATATCGAAGCACGTCAGCAAGTACATCGGGACGTACAGCGATATAAACAAAAACATACAGTTCGACGACAAGTACACCGGCAAGATGTCAAACATAATATCAGCGCTTGGTGAGGCTGCGTCGTTCGTCAAGGAAGACACCTACACCAAAAGCGGAAACCCGGACAAAGATTTCCTAGACAAGATAAACAACGCGAGGATAACAGTACAGCAAACGCTATCATCAAACGTGAAGAAAGCACTCGACAACAACTTCGAGTACGATAGCAGCGCGTACAAACGAGTGAACGCCGCTATAAACGCGCTTAGCGACCAAGCCATATCCCAGATGGAAACAACACGCGAGGAACTTGCCGCGACATTGAGGAAGAACACGATGAACATGCCCGATAACGATACCGTGACCGGTGATGTCACCAAGGATATAATGGAAGGAATCAAGGCGTTCGAGACAAAAGCACACGATTCAGAGGAATCCATCATAACCGATTCCATGGTGCTTAACCAGAAGATAGACAACAACGAGGTCGTGTTGAAATCGAAAGGCGACCTGTACTCGGATCTTAAATCACTCGTTCAAGAGATAGCCGGTACCAAGTTAGCTGTACTGAAAAACATACCGTCAGCCAACACGCCAGAGCAACAATCGAACCCGTCAAGCCTAGCGTCGCACATCGACAAATCAAAACCATCCACCGAGTTGAGCAACAGCATATCGCTACCACTGGGTGAAGTGGTGACGATAAAACAATCCAGCATAGTATCGAAAGCAGATAGGGCTTCTTATGTCGGAAAGGTCAGCAAGTCGTTCGACGAGGCATTCGGGTACGAGCCACAGGGTAACGCAGCCAAGGTCCTCGACAAATACCAGGCGACACGCGACCTTATAGGCAGCACGGCGAACGGGGTGCTGCGCAGGGTAGGTGCGGGTAAAGCAGGCGAATGGTTCAAAGCAGAACTATTACAGAAACCGGGAGAAGTTAACCCACAGGTTATAGACTTGGAACAAAAGATAAGGAACGCGGTCAGCAAGAAGAAAATAGTCACACACGACACACCTGTTGGTAAATACAAGACAAAACAGGACATCGACAACGAGCGCGATATGAAGAAATCTAAGCGTACCGTCAGGGAATCCATAAACTACATATCATCATATGATGATATGTGATTAAATGTCACAGGTTAATGATAAAAAACCATCCTAGATCATGTGGTTAAATCTAGGATGGTTTTTTTTTGTTAAACCAACACAACCGCAGAAAGCATCTTTGCCTATTTTTAATATTTTCCATAAATTTACCATTTAATATTATCACGAAAATATAATAACTTTCCGATAAATAATAATACACAACATCATATTTTTTTATGCTACCATTATTCGAACAGTTCATACTTGAAAAACTCAACACGCTCAATTCGATACAACCAAACAAGGACACGGTTAAATACGTCAAGAACAGGGTATCGGATCTTCTGTTCTCGGGTAAAGCCGGTCTGTACAAGGGTATGAAGTTCGCCGACACGGCTTTCAGACCCGACAACGACACGGAGTTCCCAGAATACATAACGTTATACACGGACGGTGACAGCTATTCGAAATACGATATAAATAAAAACAAACCAGAGGATTACACGGGTATAAAGCTCGGGGCATCGCCAGCCGACATACTAGACAGACCCCTCGATGTCAGCATAACGATGTACGACCAGAAGACCAACACCGTTAACGGCAAACAAGTTTACACCGTGACGTACCAGGTAAACGTTGAACCGAAGGGGACAATAATCAAGTAAACGCATGCGGGACATATATTTCAGGGACAAGGAAGACCCAAACTACACGCACGGCACGACAGAAACATCGAACAAGCTAGAGGCTCTTAGCTCGCAGATAAAGATGACCATAGACACATCACCGGGTGAGGTTCTAGGCGCGTCTCAGTTCGGTGCTGGCTTGCACGACATGTTGTTCAAGTTCTCAGGTTCGGAAGACTCGTGGAAATCAAACACGTACAACCAGCTGAACACGTACAGCCTGCTCGCGAGGGAATACGATATAGACATCGATACAAAGCTATTGCAAGAAGGGTTCCACGACATAGGCATCATGGACATAAAGGTCGGTGGCGTATCAATGATGGGGTTCGCATTCGATATAGAATAACGGTTTAGAGATGATACAGATAGAAACGCTTGAACGCAAGCAGGAGTTCGTGAAGAAGGACGGTACGGTCATAATCGACCTGACCCAATCATCGGTGGAGTACAAGAGTGACGTGAGGACGAAGACTTACGTGATGGTAACGTCAGAACTAGCCATGCGCCCCGACCTCATATCGGAGATAGTTTACGGCAACCCAAACAGGTTCGACTACATACTCAAGTTCAACGGAATATCCAACCCGCTATCAATATACACCGGGCAAGTGCTGTACATACCCGAGGAAGATGACATGTCAGCTTGTTTCAAGACACCGAGGAAGGAAACGAAAGACACCGAGAACAAGAAGGCGGTCGCCATAAAGCCGAAGACCAAGAAAGACGAGAAACGCCTCGACATACTCAGGAAGAAAGCAGGCAGGGATAACCTTCTACCACCGAACATCAACGCGCCGAACGAGGAGAACATAGTGTTCGACGGTGACAAGATATTGCTAGGCGCAAGCGCGACAAACGTCAGCCCTGAATGCCCCGAGAACTTGACGAGAGCCAGGTTGAAGCAGAAGTTGCTCAACAAGAAAATATTCGGATAACCTGAAACATGGCATTAAGCAACAAGATACTGAAATTGAAAGACCACGCGTTGAAGATAAACGACGCGTGGATAAAGAACACAGAGAAGCCAGAACAAGGTACAGACAAGGACACCACTACGACCGTGAGCGAGGTCGTCGGTGACATGGCACCGCACGTGAACATAAACGGGTACACTTTCGACAGCAAGGACATATCGTACTTCGAGGTGTCCGAGAAGGACATGCTGCCGTTCGCACGTGTGGTCATAAACGACCCGTCAGGTGTGTTCACGAACAAGTTCTTCCCGACGAACAAATCGGTGATGCAAGTGTATATAAAGGCACCACACAAGCGTGTAAAGGCATTGAGGTGCGACTTCCTGATAGGCAGCATATTGCCGATAGAGGACAAATCATCTAAAAACCCCCAGTCGGCAGAAGGCAGGGGGCACCAGTACGTCGTTTCGGGCAACCTCAACGTGCCGAAGATGTACAACTCGGATGTCAACTACTACAAGGGTTCAGCCATGGATTCGCTCATGAAGATAGCCGGCGATATAGGCATCGGCTTCGCGAGCAACGAGGTAAGCACGAGCGACTCCATGACATGGCTACAACCATCAATACCGTATTCGGAACTAATCGACGACATCACAAACCGCACGTACAAGGATGGCGACAGCTTCTACACTTCGTTCGTGGACAGAGCGTACAACCTGACACTGGTGAACATCAACGACATGCTATCGCAGGAAGAAGACTTCGACATGATGTTCAGCTCCGTGTTGAGGAACAAAGAACACTACACGCCAGGTTCCAACGGCACATCCAAGAACGACGACGATGAACCACAGGATAACTTCCTGACAAACTACTCGCACTTCCGCGGGTCATCGTCTTACATAACGTCTATAATACCAATAAGCAAGCAAGGCAAGATACTGACGAGCGAGCCGAACAGGAGGATACTCTACTACTACGACATAAACATATCGGACAAGAACAACGAGAAGTTCCTAGATTTCTTCATAGAACCGTTCGGGAGCACCATAACAGCGGAGGATATAGGCAAGAACGTGTGCAACTCGTGGGAAGGTATCCTCAACACCAACGTGCACGACAACTACATATACGCGAAACACTCCAACAACAAGAACATGCTCGATTTCAAGAAGAACAAGATGCTAGTCACTTTAGAAGGAGCGAACATGAACATCATCAGGGGCATGAGGATACCGCTCGTGATAGTCAAGGAAGGGCTAGACCAGGAGATACGCGAGGAGATATACGTACCCGACGACAAGAACAAGGACATAGAGGAAGATAGCGGCAAGCAGGTCGTCAAGATGGACAAGGACAAGACCGGTTACTACGTAGTGGATGCGGTCAAGTTCATCTTCGACAAGGATGGTGGCAATTACCCGTTCAACACGGTACTCGAGCTGTGCAGGGCTTCGTGGGGTGATAACATAGAGTTCGACAACTAGCCCACACATAACATCGAATAAATAAACTTGATGTATTACTTCACAGACAACATAGACAAGTTCAAGCGTGGACCGATTGATAACCCATCTAGGAACGAACCGACGTTCCTCACATTCTCCATTGATTTCCCCAACATGGCTATTGACTCTGGCATTGAAGACCCCGAGACCGGATTGCCGACATCACCGCTTTTCGATTTAACAACAACGAACGGCGCGTACCAGTACCTTATAAACCGCGGGTACAAGTACCAGGCGAACAACCTTATGTTGTTCATTGACCACCTTAACAACATAACGGAGAACAACCCGTGGTTCTTCCAATCGGTATCGGGGTTGAACGCTTTATGGACGGCAAGCACGCAGATGAACCTGCCAATGAAGGGTGCGGAGAAGAAGATAGATATAGAAACGCTAGAATCGCTCGACATGTCGGTAACATACCTAGCCGATTTATACAGGAAAACAGTGTACGACCACAAGTACATGCGAGAGATATTACCGGAGAACCTCAGGTGGTTCGACATGGATGTTTATGTGGCCGAGTTCAGGAACATACAGATAACCAAACCAGTGCTTGAAGACACGAACAACGGTTTATACCAATCGACAAAAGAACAGAAGGAATCTGTTAAACAGTACACGTTCTTCAACGATTACAAGACGTACATGAAGTTCTCGTGCAAGATGTGCGAGTTCGATTTCAGCGAGAGCTTGCCATTCGAAAAACTACAAGTCCACAGCCCCGAGATGTCTAAGAACAAGATGTCGGTTAAACCTAACTGGTTCGTAGAGAAACACGAATTCAATTTACAGCTAACGCCGATACCTTCGCTAACAGGCGGTACAAAAGGCGTGTGGACTAGACCAGAATCCAAGAAGAACGACATAGAACAAGACCATTCACTACGTGGTGTAGCCAAAGATGCGATACGCAACGCTTGGCGCAAACCACCACCAGGTGCATTATCAGATATACGCAATTCGGTCAACAGGTACAAGAATATAAATCGTAGTGCTGAAAATAGGGCAAGGAATATATAATAAAGAAGTTAAACCAACATCAATAGAATGAAATTAAACGGGACATACCTAGGTATAGTAGAGGACATAAACGACGACTTGAAGATAGGCAGGTGCAGGATACGCGTGTCGTTCCTGCACGGCGATATCGTACCGACGAGCGAGTTGCCGTGGGCATACCCCGAGTACACGCCAATATTCGGGAAAGGTGGCCAGTGTGGTGCTGTGTCGATACCGAAGAAGGGGTCTATAGTCAAGGTAACATTTCAAGACGGCGATATATATCACCCGGAATACGCGTACTTGCAAGAACTAGCCGACGACGTGAAGGAGTTCTTGAAAAAAGATTACGACAACACGCACGTGCTGCTGTTCGACGGTGACAAGAACTTGAAGGTATACTACGTCGCATCCACCGGATTGCGTATAGAACTACAAGAATCATACATCAACATAGGCAACGACAGTATCATAACGATAGAACACAAGGACACCAAATCATTGATAGAACTATCTGGCGGTACCATAACAGTGAATGCCGATAGCCAGGTCAACACGACGGCAACCACGAGCATAGTCGATAGTTCAAACGAGGTGTGGAGCAAGGGTAAGGTAACGAAACTAGGAGTAACACCAAATTACTCGGCGGTGCTAGGCGAACCGCTGTTTCTGTTGTTATCGACAATGGCATCGGCAATAGATGCTAAAATATACCCGACACCTGGTGTAATGGCGGGCATGGTCGAACAAACAAAATCAATGGCGTTATCCAAGACAGTTATGGTCTCTCAGTGAAAGCCCACCACAGCAAAGCTATGAATGTATACTCATTGCGAGACTTTTTATAAATCGTTCCAGAACTTAACAGATTCGTCATCCATTGCACAAAGTAATCTTGGTGTATTGTAACTCATTATACTCTTCAACAATGGTAGAAGTTCTTTTAAAGTCAGTTCACTTTTTATATCCTCTTTATATTTCTCCTTGTATAACTCCTTGAAATTATCAACACCACCAGAGCAAGCACCGGTGTAATCCCTGTATAGCTGCTCGGTTATGATGGAATCAAGCGTCAGTATTTTAAGATTCGACACATCTTGTTTAAGCATGTCGTATTTCATTATCAAATCTGCAATCGCTTGTTCAAGCGTACTGGCGTGAGCATACAACGATCGTGATTTATCACATACCATCACGAGTTCATCAGATAACTCGACAGTACCTACAATACCACGAAACCATTTAACCTCTGTGTAAACTTTAATATTAGAAATAACATCGTGACTTATAGTATGGTTGTATGATTTATCGTACACACATAACTTACCGTCATCCCCCATTACAGTCTTATATTTAACACCGCATATAATTATTGATTTTAAACCAGTACAACAATATAAAGCATTATAATCCATAACACATGATAAATCAGATATCGTTATTGATTTTAAAGCAACACATTTATAGAAAGCAAAATTACCTATATAAGTTACTGAATTAGGAATAATTATTGATTCTAAATTAGCACATTTACTAAAAGCACTATAATTTATCCTAGTTACAGAATCAGGTATGGTAATTGATTTTAAAGATGTACAACTCTCGAAAGACCTAACACCTATTTCGGTAACAGAACTAGGGATATTAATAGATGTTAAACTAGAACAACCATAAAACATGCAATTATCTATGTATGTTACAGAACTAGGGATAGTTATTGATTTTAGTAACTATTTACCACTTCAAATAAAGGCATACTCCTTCCCCTCAAAAAGAGCGACAAGTGCATCAAACACACACCGACCCTGTTTTTTCACCGTTGAGATGAAACTTTGAATACGTGCGAACATCGC